TTGAAAAAATAGAAATAATAAATAGCTATGAAAACACAAACAAAAAGGAGTTTCTAATATGGCAGAAAATCTAGATGAAAAGAAGGTTATGTCCGCTGACGGTCAATCTTTTGTACCGGCACCTGTTACACCAGCAGGCGGTGAACCAAAACACGGCACGACTGGAGCAGACGTTAAGAAAAAAGTTGACCCAAATGCTGAAACTGTTTCTGACGGCGTGACAAAAGTTACAAAAAATGCTGAAGATGATGTTGAAACAGAACTTCATAAAGAAAGCGCAGACTTTGATCTAGCAAGTCTTTTTGAAGGTCTTGATCTTTCCGAAGACTTTAAGAATAAAGCAGAACTTGTTTTTGAATCTGCGGTAAACGAAGCTGCAGCGGCGCGCGCAGATGAAATGATTGAAAGTATTGAATCAGATCTTCAAGAACAACTTGAAGAAACTCTAAATGAATCTCTAGAGGAAATTGTAGAGAATCTTGATTCATATCTTGATTACGTTGTTCAAGAGTGGATGTCTGAAAATGAAGTTGCCATTGAATCTGGTGTAAAGGTTGAAATGGCAGAATCCTTCATGGAAGGTCTAAAAGAACTATTCTATGAGCATAATGTAGAAATTGATGAACAAACAATCGACGTTGTTTCTGATCTTGAAGAAGAATTAGAAGAACTGAAATCTATTGCAAATCGTGCAATCAATGAAAGCATGGAACTTGCTGAAGAACTTCAGGCAATTAAAGCGGAACTTGTTTTTGAAACAATGACCGAGGGTCTTTCACAATCACAGGTAGAACGTTTTCGTGTTCTCTCTGAAAAACTAGATCATTCTGATTTGGACACTTACGAAGCAGACCTTGGCACAATCAAGGAATCATTCTTCAAGAAGAATTCCGTAAAAGCAGTTTCTGAAGATCTTGACGAATCCGCAGGTGAATTCATGACTGAAGAAGCTGAAATCCAAACAAAGAGATCAATGGATGAATCAGTAAATGCTTATGCATCCTTCCTAACAAACTTGAAATAAGCAATATAATAAATAAACTATAATAACAACAACAAGGAGAGACAAAGAAATGAGTCAACAAAATCGTTTCCTAGTAGAAAAGTGGGCGCCGGTTCTGGACCACGATAAATTCGGCACTATTGATGATAACTATCGTCGTGGTGTCACCGCAACCATTCTGGAGAATACACAGAGAGCTCTGCAGGAAGACCGCACAGCTGTTACTATGACATCTCTCCTGAATGAGACACCAACCAACAACACCTTCGGTGCTGGAGAAGGTAAAGCTGGTTTTAGCTCAGGTGCTGATAGTGAAGGACCAACTGCTGGTTATGACCCAATCCTAATCAGCCTTGTACGTCGTGCAATGCCTAACCTAATTGCATATGATATTTGTGGTGTTCAGCCGATGACAGGCCCAACTGGCTTGATCTTCGCAATGCGCTCCAAGTATAATGCAATGGCAGGTAACACTTCTACTGAAGCATTCTACAACGAAGCTGATACAGGCTTTGCTGGTGACGGTAATACACCTGCTGGTCTTCTACCAGACAATGACGGCACCGGTCGTCCAGTGCGCACCGAAGTCGGTGAAGCACTTGGCACATCTGGTAACCCATTTGCTGAAATGGCATTCTCAATCGAGAAGGTTGCCGTGGAAGCAAAAACACGCGCTCTAAAAGCAGAATATACCACTGAACTTGCACAAGACTTGAAAGCAGTTCATGGTCTAGACGCCGAAACAGAGCTTGCGAATATTCTTTCATCTGAAATCCTCGTGGAAATCAACCGTGAAGTTGTTCGTACAATCTTTACCAATGCTGTCCAAGGTGCTGCAAAGACTGCTACCGCTGGTACATTCGACCTTGATGTTGATGCAAACGGCCGTTGGTCTGTTGAAAAATTCAAGGGACTTATGTTCCAGATTGAAACAGAAGCTAACGCTATTGCGAAGCAGACAAGACGTGGTAAGGGTAACATAGTTATCTGTTCTTCTGATGTTGCATCCGCACTTCAAATGGCAGGTATCCTTGATTATACCCCTGCTCTAAACAGCAACAACCTACAAGTAGATGACACAGGCAATACCTTTGCTGGTGTTCTAAACGGCCGTTACCGCGTTTACATTGATCCATATGCAGGCGACAACTACCTTGTTGTTGGCTACAAAGGTTCCTCTGCATTCGACGCTGGTCTATTCTACTGCCCATACGTACCGCTACAAATGGTCCGTGCAATCGGTGAAAACACCTTCCAACCACGCATCGGGTTCAAAACCAGATACGGTATGGTTTCAAACCCATTCGCGGAAGGTTCCGGTCAAGGTCTTGGTCGTCTAGAGCCAAACACCAACGTTTATTACCGGCGCGTAAGAATTTCGAACCTCTTCTGATTCGAAACAAACATAACAGAATCTGGAATCAACCAGATCAAACTGAGGCAGCCGAAAGGCTGCCTTTTTTATTGCACCATTGAAATAATATGTTACTAAAATATTCTTGTTTGTGTCTGTATCACGAACTTATTCTAATAAATAGATGTATAGGTCGCGGTACAGCCATACCCACCTATTCTAGAACTATAACACATTTAGCAAAGGAGTTCCAGCAATGGATATTTATACAGGTTTCGTATACATTTGGTATGACCGCAAAAGAAAGTGGTTTTGTATTGGTTCCCATATGGGTTCACTGGATGATGGTTACACTTCATCGACCGGTTTCATGGATAGTGCAATCAAGAAAAGACCTCATGATTTCAAAAGGAGAATACTTGAGTTTTATTACGGCAATGATCCCAAAGAGCTATTTGCATTAGAACAGAAGTATCTTGATATGATCAAAGATGAAGAATTATGTTTGGGTGAAAATAAACATAACGGGACTATTCGATATTACAATGTAAAGAAAAATGCTTCTGGTTTATCTGGTAGAGCAGCATCAGTTTTGAAGAAGCAGTTTTGGGATAGTAATCGTGGCGCTGAAAGAAAGAAGATAATGAGTAAAGAAATGCAGAATAATAACTTTGGTTCTTTTAGGATAAACAGGGCTCATACAGAAGAGTCCAAACAAAAAATAACAGATAGTAAAAAAGGAAAGAAAAGTACACAAAGTTCTGAAGACAGATCAAATATAATGAAAGATCTTTGGCAACAACCTGATTTTATCGAGAAAATGAAAAACAGGAAAGGACCCGACCCTGAAAAAACAAGAGCTTTTCACGCCGGTAGAAAAAGAACAAACACAACTAAGAATAACATTTCCGAATCTCTAAAAGGTAAACCAAAGTCAGATGAGCACAAAGATAATCTAAAAAAGGCGGCAAAAACGAGGAAACCATTTACATGCCCACATTGTGGATTTCAGGGTCGAGGTGGTCACAGATATCATTTCAATAACTGCAAACACAAGAAAGAGGAATGATATTGAGGCGGAGATTAATCTCCGCCTTTTTTAGTATATACATAAATTTTATTGCCCGCGTCATAGTATCTTTTCATACCCATGAAATTAGTCATGAAATCTACTTCACTTTCTACTATAAGCCCATATTCTTTTATAAGTTTATGTTTTTGGCTTTTATATCTGGGGATGTATGTTTTTGCATCAGTCCAAATATAATTAGAACCCGTGTGACCAGTCAACTTAAAGCCATTCTTTTCATAAACCGAACCGTTAGACCAGAAACAATTTGCATAAGATAATAATGTATCTCCTATATCCATATTATTTCTTATAAAGTATTTTAATAACTTAGAAAATCCTCCTACTATTGTGTATTCAGACAATGAACAAAAACGCACTAGTTCATAATCGTATTTACTATTATATCTACTTTTTGAAAATGATGCTATAGCCATTATATTACATGTGTCATCTATTAAAGCTAAATACTTTGATGCTGCTGCAAATCCCTGCAAATGGTTTTTATCTATGAATTTTCTAATTGTTTTTGTATCTGAAATTTCCGTTAATCTAAGATTTCTAGCATATAATCTTTTAGACAAACCTATTTTATTCTTCAGTAAATTATGCCATTTTTCTTCATTGCCATAGTAAAATAGATCAGTAATCTGTATTAAGTTTATACCTTTTTCTTCTGCAAGAATCTGCTTTTTCCTGTGATAATCTTTATTTTTAAATTCTTCGGAGTGCCAAAAAATACCATTGCATTCTATACCTATGTTTTTGTTTGGTAATAGTATATCTATTTCAAACCCATCCAATACACTTCTATCATTTCTTATTATTTCATTACTTCCCAATAAAGTAAGTAAAAATTCGTAGATAGAATCCTCAAACTGCGATCCAATACATTTTGGTCTGTAAATAATTTCTTTGAAATCAATAATTCTTTTCAGCATATATGGAGTTATGTTTAATTTACTTGCTATTTTCGGTATACGATCTCCACACAAATGTTTTTCAATTTCATCAAATAAATGTTCCGCATTTCTTAATTTTAGCAAATGTCTCAAACCTTCCTCTGTTTGATACCAGTTACTAACGCCGTACTTATCCATGAAATAGTTCTTAAAATGATTTATTTGATGTAGTTTGGTTATAGTTTCGGAAGAATTCTTCCTGGATTGATCGCTCTGGTACCAGTAATCAACACCATATCTGTTATTTACAGTTTCCTTAGTTTTTTTAATTAATGTTTCAGAATGTACTGCGTGGCGAGCACCGTATCTTTCCAGCATTGTTTGTTCTTGTTTTTCTTTTACCTCTCTATTACCTAAAGGAGATTTAGAACCAAACTTTTTTAAATTAGTTTCATGCATTTTTTTAATATGTTTATTTGGGTCTGCTTTTTTTCTACCTTGACCGCCCAAAACAGATGAACATTTTGATGAACATGTTCTACCATAACCCTTTGAAATGCCCCTAAAACACGCAGGTTCCTTATTACAAATTGCACAAATTGGTATTTCTTCTATATCATATAATAAATGATATAAATTGTTTTTAAAGTCTCCTGTTTCAACTTTAAATAACTTTTGCAATCTATCTTTATATTGCCCTATAGATTTAAAATAACCAAATGGGCTATTTTCTACTTTTTCTTTTACGAAGTTTATCAATTCAAGATCAGTCATCTTTGTTCCTTTAATCGTTACTACAATACTATTTATCTGCCAACCTTGAATTGGATATAAGACAATTGGTAACTTGTTGTTTCATATCACCAAAAATGGCTAAACAGCATTGCTTTAGGAACTGTTTCCTCTGCACATTCCATGAGACGCCGATCAGTAAGTGACATGAAATTTTGCTTCATCTCAAAGATTTCATAATCCGTCATAATCAGTTGTTCTGGTTCGATTGTAGTGAAGTCAAACCCTTCTGGTTCTTCTGTGTGTGCAATCACATTACCAAATACCAAATATTTACCGGACATATAATCATAAATGAATTGCCCACTATCCGTTGCGGCAATATCTAGTTCTCTATACAGATCAGGATTCAGTTTCCAACCTACAATCAAGTAGTCTGTTCTATCTATACCCATTATTAATACCCTACTTTGTAATCTATTTCTTCTAAAATTTTTGCAATACTAATCAGGTTATTAGCCCAATGGCTTGAAATCTCAACTATGTAGATTTCGCTCGTATCGGTCAATTCTTTTTCAAGAGAAAAGTCATAAAGCAAGTCAACTTTCATCAGTTCGGAAAAGAACTTCTTGATCTGTTCTTCATCCTTGAATTGGAATTGCAATGTCCATTCACATACGCTTGCTCTTTTCATTTGTTCATGCCTTTCCAATTATTGACAACTTCCCAAGAACCCCAACACTGCGATGGGACCTCGTTAAGGATAAAGATTGCCCATTGATAGAGCAGTTCCCGATTTGCACTATCAGCCCTCGTTGCTGCCCGAGCAAAATCATTTGCCAAGATTGCCTGTAGAAAAGAACCCGGCAGGATGCCATGTTCGATATACAGTTGAAGACCTTCTTTCATGTATGCACTTGGGCATTTATCATAGTTCATTACCAATTCTCCAAAAATTCTGTTATGGTTTCGCGGAGGCTTTGTACAGTGTCTTGAAGTTTAGTTATAGCTTCGATTGCCTCTTCTTTTAGAGGACAATGTGTATGCTCATTATCTTGACCTTCTTGAAGCCGTTTAATCAATTCGTCATATTTTTGCATCGTCATCGACCTTTTCAAGTTGTTTGGCACGGGTCAGCACAGTCTGTTTCGTGCCATTATAAGTCTTGTGTTGTTTGACAGTCGCATCCAACTTTACTTTGGACCCTTCTGCCAGTTCGATTTTGTTTCCGGTGACCCAAGAGAACTGGTTGCCCGAAGTGTCGCTCATCAAGTGAAGGAAAGAAGGCCCGTAAGCACCGTTCCCGAGATAAATGACTTTATCCAGAACAAGGTCAAGACCTTTCAACCGTTGCTTAACTTCACCGACAAAATTACTTTCCTTAACTTCAGTCTTGGGAGCCAATTCACGTTGAGCAGTAATGACCGAACTTGCAACCAAGCCAATGTGTTGTTTCTTGAGGATATCTTGTTTCATAATGACCCGAATATTATCCATGTAGTCATTACCGAAAAAGTCAGTTCCACGGAAGAATTCAACGGTTTTTGTCGCCCATTCTTCATCAACATCTTCAACTTCGATTTCGTATCCTGGGATGCCGCTAATGCAATAGGCAACACAATCACCAGTTGTTGCAAAACCAGTTTCTTGTTGTTTTGTCTTCGAAACATATCCGTTTTTGCGGATATATGCGGCAGACAGACGAAGAACTTCAGGTAGGTGGAAATAGCCCAAAGAGCTGAAACCATCCATCAAGTCTTCTTCTTCGATTGACTTGATTTCTTCAAAGAACTGGGCGCGGTTGACAATGGATTTCGGATCATCAATGCCAAGAAAGTCACGAAGGCAAGTCCGACCGACCGCAATCTGTTCTGCTCCGTCAGAAAGGACATAGACATCATTCCGTTGACGAAGACTGTTGCAGTGATCACAATGTCCGTTGTGGGTGCGGTATTTAGTATCTGCTACCGTTTCAGAGCCAGGTACAGAGTGAATAAGGTTTTCATCTTGTCCGGTGAGTTCAACGCGGGCGAGTAGTTGCCAACCCTCAATCTGAGGGGCATCTCCCGAAACTGTAACATCAATGAATTCATAATCACGGTAGCCGTATTCAGTTTTTATGGTGACTATTTTGGTGCCACCGAATGAAAACGAAATGTCACCGTTGCCGTATTTTGCGGCTTTCTTGACCAACTTCTCAAGACGTTTCCGGATCTGTTCTTTGCGGAAAGTCGGAATTGAAAAGTTAGCAAGTTCCATGATAGGTTCCTTTTAGTTTCCTATTATGATACTATACCGATTCGAGCCGTATGTCAACCATTTAATCGGTTGTATATTCCAGTACTTGTAGTAGATCTCGACCATTTACCTGCCACTTTCCATTTTCGGGGTCGAATAGATAATTGTATGCTTGTTTCTCTACTGATTTGTAATTTCGGTATATTACTTGATCTACTCCACTTTCACCACGATCACGACCATATGCAACACACTGTCCTTTGTGACTGTCGTAGTCGTCAAAGTCAACCTTCTCACCAATAGTCTCACCAAGGCTACTAAGATCACCCAGCGCTAGCAGCTCGCGCACCTGCGCCTCAGTAGTATAGTTCTCCTGCAGGATACGACCATTATGGGATGGATAGCCATCCCAATGACAATAAATTGCAGTTACTGTGCCGTCTTGATTTTGAATTGCAATAGTTGAACGAGTAGCCATGATATGATCCTTTTAGTTTCCTATTATGATACTATACCGATTCGGGCCGTATGTCAACCCATTATTTTCTGTATAATCATAAAAGATGAAAACTCCTCAAACCCGTTCTTGAGATTGAAAACAGGAATATTAAAGTGTTTTGCTATGCGACAAGCCTGCCCCGTGCCGCCGCTTGGGTTTCCGTCCTGTATCCAACACAACACAAAATCAACTGGTGTAGTCAAATCTCTACCGAGAACTTGATATGAATTCCTGCTCATCAATTTTCTTGCGCTTTCGCGGAGAGCATGGAATTTTGGATGAAACAATTCGATTAGAGATTGGTTATATGTAGGGACTATATAGTCCTTTCCGTTCTCTTTCCTGCCATTAAACCCATCCCAAGGCAAGAATATTTGTTTCCGAGATGCCCCTAGTTCAAATGCTGTATCAGCCCCAGGTGCTCCACCAGAGTTCAGAATATAGTTGGACCGAGACAACCTTTCGGCAATCTCGGTCATTTTTTCTTGCATATCTATAGGCGTTTTTCTTGAGCCTATACCAGCATAAGTCTTAGATAAGATCACGGATTTTTTCTGCCATTTCTTCTAGATTTGATGCGAGTGTTTCGAGTTCTTCAGCGCCTCCGAGTGATAAGTTTCCAAATCCGTAGGTATCAAGAAACTCGTTTGTCAGCCATTCAAAAGAATAAGATTCCGATGGATTTTCTGCATCATTAACATAAATGTCAACACCTTCTGATGAGAAAAGAACCGTTACCTCTGCTTTCATATTAATCTCGACTGTCATATCATCAGACTTCCATACCCAATGCGGCAGCATACATTTCTAGAACAGCATTTTCTTCTGAAATGTCTTCAGGGGTGCGCTTGCGCAATGCAATGATCTTTTTCAACACCTTGGTGTCGTAGCCTCTGGATTTGCTTTCCTGAAGGACTTCTTTTTGCTGATCCGCGATATCCGCCTTCTCGGCTTCAAGATGTTCGAACCGTTCCACGAACTGGCGTAGTTCTTCGGCTGTCACATTATAGCTGCTGTTACTCATATCTTCCATTCTCTATCTCCTTTAATTTAATTGTTATCTCAACGGCGGCATCGAGTTCTTCTCTGGTTTTTGAAAGTGATACACAATCCCACAGTTCTTCAAATGAAACCCCACTGAAATATGCATTTCCAATGGAACTTCCGATGTAGTCATAGTCTTCAATTTTCATGGATGCAAATTGTACGAATCTAATATCATACGTAGATATTGATTATCTTTATCAGGTGCAAATACATATGCACATGTATCAAGTGGAATTAAATGTGTCACGGCGCCATCGCCCAGCGGGTATGTTGGGTCGTGTACTACTGCAGCAAGAAATTTATTACGCTGCAGGCATTCAATGTCTACCTTAATCTTTGACATTGAACCACCGAGGACAATGGTGGTCCCGAAGTCTTGATCTGTCTGGTGCTTCCAAGCATAAAATGCTTCTGATAGACTTTTTGCATATTCTTGTTCTAATTTATCAGAAGAAGTTGCTGTAATCTGCATGGTTGTTTCAAAGTGTGATTCCAGTGCATTTCCAGCATGAACTGCTTGAGCCATAGCTTTACCTGGTGTGAGCGAATCCAAATCTGTCCTCATGAGAATATAGAGAATTGGTCCCATAATGTTTCCTTTCGTGTTTCCTATTAAAATACTATACCGATTC